GTCTGTTGCAGTTCTCATTGTGCAGCAATTAAAAACGGAATAGAAACAAGAAAATATAGAAAATGTTTGTATTGTGGGAAACTGTTTTGGAAACCTAATGCTTCAAAATGTAGGCTGAGGTATTGTTGTGATGAGTGTAAACAAAAGGCACATGAAGAAAGGTATCCTAAAAAGGAAAAACCAGTGAAACAACCGAAGCATAAGGTATGTGCTTGGTGTGGGAGAGAGTTTGAAACATTTACAAATACATCTTTCTGTTCAAAGCAATGTGGATACGAGGCGAATAAAAAACTTAAGCGAGAACGATGGCGAGAAAAATATAAACCTAAACGGCTGATATGCAAGGAATGTGGAGAAGAATTTGTAACGGAGTGTGGAGATAAGCACTCCGTTTTTTGTTGTAGTGCTTGTGCGAAAGCTAATGAGAAAAGACAGGAGAGGCAAACTGATAGACACAAACGATATCTTGCAAGAAGTAAAAAAATAAGAAAGAAACAAATAAAAGAAAACTTTGTTGAAGATGTTTCTTATGAAGATATCTACAAAAGAGACAATGGTATTTGTCAGATTTGTGGTATGCCAGTTCCGTTTGAAAAAGGTTGTGACAATAACTGGGATGGAACAATTGACCATATTATTCCGTTGTCAAAAGGTGGTGAACATTCAATTGAAAACTGTCAGCTAGCACATCGCATTTGTAATTCCTTAAAAGGCAGAGAAAAGGCTAGCTATATAAATTGGAGAAAACTCGCAAAGGAAGACCTCTATTGGAAGCGAAAACTAGACTTATACAATGACTTGATGTCCGCCTAGCCCCCCTAAATCTCCACGACTTTTACTTTTCTGAGCGGGCTGGGCTTGCACGCACAAACAAAGCGAAAGCAAAGGGGGAATAGGAAAAAACGCAAAAACAAAATAAAAACAAAAGCAAAAGCGGAGGGGAAAAATGAAAAAATACGAATATAAAGTGGAAATTTTTAGAAGGCAAGGCAGTGTTATATATTCTTCAAAAGAGTTGGAGGATTATATCAATTCATTTGCAAAAAACGGCTGGGTAATAAATTTCATTACTTATGATCCAGCTGTTACAAGTTATCAAATAGTTTTTGAAAGGGAAATGTAGGAGGTGTTAACAATGGCAAAAGACGGCACAATGCGTGGTGGTCCAAGAGTAGGTCAAACAGGACGACCTAAGAAAGCATTAATGGAAAAAGTGGAAGCAAACAATCCAGGAGGTAGAAAGCTTAAGGTTTTAAACATTCCAGAGAACTTAGAAGGTGTTGAGTTTGAGGGAAATGATATGCCACCAGTAAAAGAGTATTTATCAGCACAGCAACGAGATGGTTCAAATCTAGAAGCTGGCGAGATATACAAAAACACATGGTTATGGTTAAAACAATTAGGCTGTGAGAGGTTTGTAAACAATCAACTAATAGAACAGTATGCAATGAGTGTAGCTAGATGGCTTCAATGTGAGGAGGCTATTTCAAATTACGGCTTTATCGCAAAGCACCCTACAACAGGAGCACCGATACAAAGTCCGTATGTGGCGATGAGTCAAAGCTTTATGAAGCAGGCTAATATCTCATGGCTACAAATCTTTCAAATAGTAAAAGAAAATTGCACCGTTGACTTTTCAGGTCCAAATCCACAAGACGATGCAATGGAAAGGTTACTAAGGAGTAGGAGAAAATAAGGGGGCTAAAAAAGCAAAAAGACTATTTTACACATACTATGACAGCAATAAATGTAAATAGTCCTATGCAATAGTCTAACACTGTTACAAGAACTGCAAGAGCGTTAACAAGTCAATTTCATTATAGTCAATAGGCTTTCAAAATGTCAATATGCAAAACATCTGGGTGGCTATATAAAAGCAAAAAAGACTATTTTACGAATGTTGCAAGATATACAAAATAAGTAAAATAACCCTTCAAGCCCAACTCAATTTAATTATAAAACAACGACTTTCTAAGTCAACTTCATTATAACCCACAGACTTTTAAATTGTCAATATAGAAAAATAAGGAGGAATAAAAAATGTTTGAAAAAGTATGCATTACACAAGAAGTGTGGCGTGATATTCCTAAATACGAAAACAAGTATCAGATTTCTTCATTTGGTCGGTTGCGAAATTCAGCTGGGTTGATAATGAAACCGATGGTTGCGACTAATGGTTATCTAGTTGCGTGTTTATGGAAGAAAGGAAAACAAAAGAAAAAATTAATTCATAGATTAGTAGCAAAAGCTTTTTTGTGTAACCCAAATAACCACAAAGAAATAAATCATATTGATGAAGATAAAACAAATAACCGTGTTGATAATTTAGAATGGTGTTCGCGGAAATATAATATGAATTATGGTTCTGTGGGAGAAAAAATTTCAAAATCAAATAGAGGAAAAAAAGCGAGCGAACAGACAAGGCTTAAAATAAGTGAGAATTCAAAAAATAGAATTTGGATTAATAACGGAAAGATTGAAAAATTAATAAAAAAAGAAAATAAAAAAGAATACAGCCAATGGGATAGAGGTAGATTGGCAAAAGGAGGAATTTAGATATGTTTGAAAAAGTAAATCCCGTCCACTGCGATAAATTAGCAGATCGCATTGCAGGTGCTATTGTAGATTTAGCATACAAGCAAGCGGAAAACCCAAGAATAGCGGTAGAGGTATTAATAGGACATGGCAGTTGTCATATCATAGCAGAGACCTCAGTTTTCATAGACGAAAGCGATGTATTAAATGTGGTGTATAGAATAGCAGGTCCAATGGAGGTTAACTACAAAGAGGTGCCACAAGACGCACTGCTAGCATATAACCAAGCAGATAGAATCAGGTGTGCAGACAATGGAATTTTCAAAGGAGTGCCAGTGACGAAAGAGCAAAAGAAACTCTCAAGAATTGCACATGAGATGTATGCCAAGTACCAGTCAGACGGTAAGTACATTTTAGATGGTGAAAGGCTAATCATATGTCAAAGCAATGCAAATAAAGCTGAAATTCAAAACGAGTATCAATTAGCAGATGTTAACCCTATTGGCGACTGGACTGGTGGAACTGATGTAGATACAGGTGCAACGAATAGGAAGCTTGGATCGGACATGGCAGATTCAGTTACTGGTGGTGGACTTCATGGAAAGGACCTATCAAAAGCTGATGTCAGTGTAAATATCTACGCATGGTTAAAGGCACAAGAAACTGGAGAAACGATAGAGCTAAGCTGTGCAATTGGTGATGAGTATGTAGACAACAAACCGTATGAGGAGATTGTAGAAATTGCAAGAGAGTACATAAAAGACATAGGTGGTTTTGAGAAATTTGCAGAATGGGGGTTGGTGTAATGGAAACAAGACTATTAGAGTATGAACTAATTGAAACGAGTAAATTGATACCGTATGTAAATAACTCAAGAACGCATACAGACGAGCAAATTGCAAAAGTGATGGCATCGATAAAGGAGTTTGGTTTTTTAAATCCTATACTAATCACCGCTGACAATGTAATCACTGCAGGTCATGCAAGACTAATAGCAGCACAAAGACTGGGACTGGATAAAGTTCCGTGTATCAGAGAAAACTATTTAACTGAAGCACAAAGAAAAGCGTATGTCATTGCAGATAACCGACTCGCACAAGACGCTGGCTGGGACGAAGGTTTGCTAAGGATTGAGTTAGAAGCGTTAGAAGCTGCAGATTTTGATTTGTTTTTAACAGGCTTTGACGAGAAAGAGCTTGTAGACCTTTTCAAAGACGAACATCAAGTAGAAGATGACGGTTATGATTTAACAACTGCACTGGAAAAAGCTGCATTCGTTGAACGAGGCGACCGTTGGGTTGTTGGTAGGCACGTGATGTATTGTGGTGATGCAACTGAGATAGAAGATGTAAACAAACTAATGGGCGGTAAAAGAGCAAATCTCATCTTAACCGATCCGCCATATGGTGTATCTTTTTGCTCGAGTGCAGGACTTAAAATACAAAACGATTCTCTTAAAGACGAGGAGTTTTACAACTTTCTACTAGAAGCGTTTAAGAATATGGTAAGTCATGTTGAAGCTGGTGCAAGTGCATATGTGTTTCATGCAGATACGGAAGGCTTAAACTTTAGAAAGGCTTTTATCGATGCAGGTTTTCATTTGGCTGGTTGTTGCATTTGGAAAAAAGACAGTTTGGTTTTAGGTAGGAGTGATTACCAATGGCAACACGAACCAATACTTTATGGCTTTTTGAAAAACGGCAAGCATAACTGGTACTCAGATAGAAAGCAAACAACAATCTGGGAATTTGCAAAACCTAAAAGAAGCGGAAACCACCCAACCTCAAAACCATTAGACTTACTATCATACCCACTTCAAAACTCGTCACAGGAAAATGCAATCATACTAGATACCTTTGGTGGATCAGGCTCAACCTTAATGGCATGTGAGTTAACAAACCGTATTTGCTATATCATGGAGCTTGATGAAAAGTATGCATCGGTGATTTTAAGAAGGTATGTTGATAATGGTGGTAACCCAGCTGAGGTCTACTGTATTAGAGACGGTAAAAAAGTGATGTATGAAGATATTGTAAAAGAAGTTGAAAGTAATTGAAATTATGCTTAAAAGACTTGATATATATTCTGTTTAGAGCGATGTATGTAGTATCTAAAAAAAGGAGGTAGTATCATGGCAAAAACAATAGAAGAGCTAAGAAAAGAATTAAAAGAAACCTGTGAGAAAACCAAAACCACACACTCTGGCATGCAACATTTAATTGACTACTACATGACTGACCTTAAATGGAGTGAGGCAGAGGCAATTGAGTACGCATTGAATCTATTTCATAACGGCACAATTGAAAGGATTAGGTTTTTTGGAAAAGACGGTGAAGAGTTATGAAAAAAGTAGATGTTGAAAAGCTAAGAAAAGAGTATCCAGCTGGCACTAGAGTTGAGCTTCTAAAAATGGACGACATTCAAGCACCGCCAATAGGTACGCTTGGCACAGTAAAACATGTAGACGACATTGGAACAATCCATGTAAGTTGGGACACAGGCAGTGGTCTTGGCGTGGTATTTGGCGAGGATATTGTTAGGATTTTGAAGTCTAAAAAAGAATATTGAATTATGTAAAAAGATACACAAATTGACTTGATATATAGTCTTTTTAGAGTGATATATATACACAACGAAGGCAGAGACCAAATTCTAGGAGGACAAGAATATGAACAAAAGAGAAAGACAAGTCAAGAAAATGAAAGAGCAAACCATTGGAGTTGAAATTGAGATGAACAGCATAACAAGGCAAAGAGCAGCAAAAGCAGTAGCGGAGTTTTTTGGCACAAGAGCATGGGATGCGGCTGGTGAATACGGCTACTCAAGCTGGGCATGCAAAGACAGAAAAAGCAGGGTTTGGAAATTTCAAAAAGATGTAAGCATTGAAGGACCAGACAGTGAGAAATGCGAAATGGTAACACCGATACTAACATACGACGATTTGGAAGATTTACAAGAGATTGTTAGAATATTAAGAAGAGCTGGAGCAAAGAGTGATGCATCGAGAATGTGCGGAGTTCATATTCACATTGGAGCAAACGGACACACAGCAAGAACGATGAGAAACCTAACAAATATAATGGCAAGTCACGAGAGCTTAATAACTGAGGCGTTAAACCTAGACAGAGAAAGAATACACAGATATTGCAGAATGGTAGATCCTAGGTTTTTAAAGGAAGTAAACAAGAAAAAGCCAGAAACCATGAGTCAATTTGCAGATGTTTGGTATCAAAGTCAAAATGCAAACTATGGCAGAACACACCATTACAACGACAGCAGATACCGCATGTTAAACTTCCACGCAACCTTTACAAAGGGCACAATTGAGTTTAGGCTATTTCAATTTGACGAACCTGAAAACGGCAAAGCAAACGGCTTACACGCGGGACAGTTAAAAAGCTACATTCAATTATGTTTAGCATTAAGCCAACTTGCAAAGGACGCCAAAGGTGCATCAGCAAAGCCACAACAAAATGAAAATCCAAAATACGCAATGAGAACATGGCTATTAAGATTAGGCTTTGTAGGTGACGAGTTTAAAACCGCAAGAGAGTTCCTAACAAAAAGATTAAAAGGCGACAGCAGTTTTAGAAACGGCGTAAGACCAGCAACAAGCGTAACATTGGAAGTAGCATAAAGGAGGCACAAGATGGAAAAGTTCTATATCGCATACGGAAGTAACTTGAATTTAGGTCAAATGGTTTTTAGGTGCAAAGGAGCAAAGATAGTGGGTACTAGCGAGATTAAAGACTATCAACTGCTTTTCAAAGGTAGTAAAACAGGTTCGTATTTAACCATTGAAAAATGCGAAGGAAAATCAGTGCCAGTGGTGGTTTGGAAGGTAAACGAGTTTCATGAAATGGCACTTGACAGATACGAGGGTTACCCGACATTTTACTACAAAAAAGAAATGGTGCTAGAGGTAAAAGGTATTAAAAGTAGAGTTAAACGCAGGTTAAAGGGTTTTGTATACATCATGCACGAAGATAGGAAAATTGGAATGCCATACAAAGGTTATGTTGAGGCTNGTTTAGAGGGATACAAGGCGTTTAGGTTTAACCCGAAATACTTACAAGAGGCACTTCAAATTAGTATGGAGGCAAGAGATGAACACGATTGCAAATGAGATAAAGGTATGTCCAAAGTGTGGGGAGAGCTATAAAGGAAGACCTGCACTTTCAAGAGAGGACAATCAAACTGCAATATGTCCTTTATGTGGAACAAAAGAAGCACTAGCGGGACTTGGATTAAAGCCAGAAGAGATAGCGGAGATAATACAGAAAATTCCACAAATTGAAGATATATAAAAAGTAAAAGAAAAGAATAAAGATTTAAGAAAGTCGGCTAAATACGGTCGGCTTTTTTTATTGGGAGGTGGATATTTTGAGAAAGCTAAAAAAGTACAAGCCAACAAAGTTTAAAGCAAAAGACTCCACTTACGATAAAGAGGCTGCTGATTATGCAGTTAACTTTATTGAATGCCTATGTCATACCAAAGGCACATGGGCTGGAGAGCCTTTTGAGCTAATTGATTGGCAAGAGCAGATAATACGAGATTTGTTTGGAATATTAAAGCCAAATGGATACAGACAGTTTAATACTGCATACATTGAAATTCCAAAGAAGATGGGAAAAAGTGAGCTTGCAGCTGGAGTTGCATTGCTATTAACCTGTGCAGATGGCGAGGAAAGAGCAGAGGTTTACGGGTGTGCTGCGGATAGGCAACAAGCATCAATCGTGTTTGAGGTTGCAGCTGACATGATACGGATGTGTCCAGCACTAGCTAAAAGGTGCAAGATACTAACAGCAACTAAGCGAATTGTGTATCTTCCGACAAATAGCTTCTATCAAGTGTTATCAGCAGAGGCTTACTCAAAGCACGGATTTAATATTCACGGTGTTGTATTTGACGAGCTTCATACGCAACCGAATAGAAAGTTATTTGATGTTATGACAAAAGGTTCAGGTGATGCAAGAATGCAACCGTTGTATTTTCTAATCACCACTGCAGGAACTGATACAAAGTCTATATGCTATGAAACACATCAAAAGGCAAAAGACATCTTGGAGGGAAGAAAGATTGATCCGTGTTTCTATCCAGTAATTTACGGTGCAGATTTAGATGATGACTGGACGGATCCTAAGGTATGGAAAAAGGCAAATCCAAGTCTAGGGATAACAGTTAGCATGGATAAAGTAAAAGCAGCGTTTGAATCAGCAAGGCAAAACCCAGCAGAGGAAAACATATTCAGGCAACTACGATTAAACCAATGGGTAAAACAAGCGGTAAGGTGGATGCCAATGGAAAAATGGGACGAGTGTAAAACAGACTTTAAGCCTGAAGATTTAGAAGGTAGGGTTTGTTACGGTGGACTTGATTTATCCTCAACAATTGACATCACAGCGTTTGTACTTGTATTCCCACCAGTTGAAGACGATGACAGCTTTTATGTCCTGCCATACTTTTGGATACCAGAGGAAAACATGGAGCAAAGGGTACTAAGAGACCACGTGCCATACAACCTATGGGAAAAGCAAGGCTACATACAAACGACTGAGGGTAATGTTATCCACTATGGCTTTATCGAGGTATTTATTGAAGAGCTGGGAAAGAGATACAACATAAAAGAGATAGCATTTGACAGATGGGGAGCAGTTCAAATGACACAAGACTTAGACGGCATGGGTTTTACAGTAATTCCATTTGGTCAGGGTTTTAAAGACATGAGTCCAGCAACCAAGGAGCTTATGAACCTAGTGCTATCAAAAAGGTTAAAGCATAACGGCAATCCAGTACTTCGTTGGATGTTGGATAACGTCTGTGTAAGAACAGATCCAGCGGGGAATATAAAGATGGATAAATCCAAATCAACTGAGAAAATCGACGGTGCAGTTGCGACAGTGATGGCACTCGACAGAGCAATTAGAAACCTAGGCACCACAGAATCGGTATATGACACAAGAGGGCTGTTATTTATCTAAATGGTAGCCATAGATACAAAAACAAGTATAAAAGGAGTAGGTATGGGAATATTTAAAGGAAGAAGAGCAAGAAGAGAAAAGGTGCAAAACAGAACTGCGGGCAGTAGCTATACATTCTACATGGGTGGAAGCTCTGCTGGAAAAGTGGTAACTGAAAGAAGTGCCATGCAAATGACTGCGGTTTACTCTTGTATACGAATATTAGCTGAGGCAGTTGCAGGACTTCCATTGCATTTCTATAAATACAAAGAAAATGGTGGAAAGGAAAAAGCCCTAGATAAAAATATGTACCATTTACTCCACGACGAGCCCAATCCTGAAATGAGTTCGTTTGTTTTTAGAGAAACCTTAATGACACATTTACTGTTATGGGGAAATGCTTATGCCCAGATTATACGAAATGGCAAAGGTGAGGTGATTGCACTGTATCCATTGATGGCAAATAAGATGACAGTTGATAGAGATGAAAACGGCACACTTTACTACATCTACCAGCGAAGTTTTGAAGAGGCAAATGCAAAGGGTAGTCAAACTGTCATTTTATCAGCAAGCGATGTACTTCACATTCCAGGACTTGGTTTTGACGGACTTGTAGGCTACTCACCAATTGCAATGGCAAAAAACGCAATAGGCTTAGCAATAGCGACTGAAGAGTACGGTGCTAAATTCTTTGCACATGGAGCTGCACCCTCTGGGGTATTAGAACACCCAGGCACAATAAAAGATCCGACAAAACTTAGAGAAACTTGGAACTCAACATTTGGTGGAACTGCCAATGCTGGAAAAGTTGCTGTGCTAGAAGAGGGGATGAAATACACACCAATTTCAATATCACCAGAGCAGGCACAGTTTTTAGAGACAAGGAAGTTTCAGATAAACGAGATTGCAAGAATATTTAGAATACCACCACATATGCTAGCAGACCTTGAGAAGTCTAGTTTTTCAAATATAGAACAGCAATCATTAGAGTTTGTTAAATACACTTTAGATCCTTGGGTTATTCGTTGGGAGCAAAGTTTGTATAGGTCGCTACTAACCGCAGAGGAAAAGAAGAAGTATTTTTTCAAGTTCAATGTAGATGGCTTACTTAGAGGAGACTATGAATCGAGAATGAGTGGCTATGCAACTGCAAGGCAAAATGGCTGGATGTCAGCAAATGATATCAGAGAGCTTGAAAACCTAGACAGGATACCAGCTGAACTTGGTGGTGATCTTTATCTAATCAACGGCAACATGCTACCACTTGGAAGGGCGGGAGCTTATGCAAATAAAAATAAGGAGGAGGAAGCAGATGAAAAACAAGAAGTTTTGGAAATGGATAAACCAAGCAGAAACGGAAATCGCAGAAAGAGTACTTGAGCTTAACGGCACAATTGCAGAGGAGTCGTGGTTTGACGATGACATTACTCCAAAGATGTTTAAAGACGAGCTTTTCAAAGAATCAGGTCCTATAACAATTTGGATAAACAGTCCTGGCGGTGATTGTATTGCAGCAAGCAGGATTTACACAATGCTAATGGACTATAAAAATTCAATCACGGTAAAGATTGACGGCATTGCAGCAAGTGCAGCATCGGTAATTGCAATGGCTGGCACTAGGGTATTAATGAGCCCCACTGCTTTAATGATGATACACAACCCATCAACTGGAGCATTTGGTGACCGCAGAGACATGGCAAAAGCAATTGAGCTACTTGATGAAGTGAAAGAATCCATAATCAACGCCTATGAGATAAAGACTGGAAAATCGAGAGTGGTTTTAAGTCATTTAATGGACAGTGAAACATGGATGAATGCAAATAAAGCGATAGAGCTGGGATTTGCTGATGGGATATTAGAAGATGCAAAAAAGATAGTATCACCAGCGGAAAGTTACCAGTTTTCTAGCCGTGAATTTGAAAACAAGCTATTAAACAAGATAGCAGACAAAGTAACAAAAACTAAACCTTACAACGAAGGTCGTAAAGTCATTGAGCTCAAAAAAGAGCTTGAGAAAATCAAAAAATATATTTAAGGAGGTACAAAAAATGACTATTACAGAACTTAGAGAAAAAAGAGCAAAGACATGGAATGCAATGACAGCATTTCTAGATTCCAAACGGAATGAGAGTGGTGTACTTAGTGTTGAAGACGACGCTACTTACGCCAAAATGGAAAAGGAGCTTGACCTACTAACAAACGAGATTAAGCGACTTGAAAGGAAAGACATGATAGAAGCTGAGCTTAACAAACCAGTTTCAAACCCTATCACAGCAAAGCCTATGAAATCTGATGAAGAAGAGGAAAAGGTAGGCAGAGCGTCAAAAGCGTACAAGAAGAGTTTTTGGAATATTATGCGAAACAAGTATTCAAACGCTCAGCTTTTAAACGCATTGCAAGAGGGCACTGATTCTGAGGGTGGATATCTAGTACCAGACGAGTTTGAAAAGACACTTGTTGAAGCACTGGAAGAAGAAAACATTTTCAGGAAATTAGCTCATGTCATTACAACTTCAAGTGGCGATAGAAAAATACCAGTAGTGGCTTCAAAAGGGAGTGCATCTTGGGTAGACGAGGAAGGGACTATTGACGATAGCGATGATAGTTTCAGTCAGGTTTCTATTGGTGCATACAAACTTGGAACTCTAATAAAGGTATCAAACGAACTTTTAAATGACTCAGTGTTTAATCTTGAGACATACATTTCAAAAGAGTTTGGTAGAAGAATTGGAAACAAGGAAGAGGAGGCATTCTTTACTGGAAACGGAGTAGGGAAACCAGTAGGAATATTCAACGCAACTGGTGGTGCTCAAGTGGGAGTAACCACAGCAAGTGCAACTGAAATTAAAGCAGATGAGATTATCGATCTTTTCTATTCTTTAAAAGCACCATATAGGAAAAACGCAGTATGGATAGTAAACGATGCAACTGTGAAAGCTATAAGGAAGCTAAAAGACGGAAATGGAAATTATCTCTGGCAACCAGCTTTAACCAGTAACACTCCAGATACTTTACTTGGAAGACCAGTGTACACCTCAAGCTATGTCCCTACAATTAGTGCAGGTGCAAAGACTATAGCATTTGGTGATTTCTCATACTACTGGATAGCAGACAGGCAAGGTAGGACTTTCAAGAAACTATCCGAGCTTTATGCTGCAACTGACCAGACTGGATTTGTAGCAACTCAAAGAGTGGATGGCAAGTTGATACTACCTGAAGCTATAAAAGTGTTAGTACAAAAGTCGTCATAGGGAGGTGAGGTGTTATGGGAGAATATAACGCAAAAAACTATACAGAGCAAGGTGGGGAAAAGACAGTAATTGGTGGCATTTTAGAAATCAAAGAAGGTGCCACTGTTACAGGTCTACCAGAGCCAGAGATACCAGAGGTAGGAAATGCAACAACTACAAAAGCTGGGGTTGTAAAGCAGGCAGAAAATCAACCAACCTCTGAAGCAACAACGGTAGATGAATTACTAGCAGACTTCAACACATTGCTTACAAAGTTAAAAACTGCAGGAATAATGGAAGCTGATAGTGGTGAATAAAAAGGGAGGTGGCAGTAATGAGTGCAAATGACTTATTAGAAAGGGTGAAGGAAAATTTAATTGTGATGTTTTCTGACGATGACGAGCTGATTTTAAGTTTCATTACTGCTGCAATTACCTATGCTGAAAGCTACCAACATTTAGAAGAAAACTACTATGCAAATAACCCATGTC